AAAGCGTCAGGTGCAGAAGGATCAGCGACGATGTCGGCAGCGGTGGCGAGCATAAAGTCTTCACCAACGTAGTTAACACCTTCGCGCTGTACCAGAGAACCCATACCTCGGGAAGAGACACCCAACTGGACACCGTCACCGAGAAGACCGGCAGCGATTTTACCCATAGGGGTGTTCAGGATCTTGGCCTTACCAATGAAGTTGGAGCCGTCCTGGTAGAGTTCAGTGATGTTATGAGAAACTCGATCGAGATTAACGGTAGGACCGTCGGGGTGACCAAGTTCTCCTAGAGCGCGGTTACGCTGAATGAAGTTCTCGTTATAGCGAGCTACTTCCTTAGCGAGAACGCGGGACTCGTAGATACGACCATTGCGGTTCTTCACGTCACCTTGCAGGAAGGGACCTTGAATATAGAAAGACTTCTTACCGTTTGTTTCCTCAGTGAGGACTTCTACGGCTTCGATTTCTTCACGAATCAGTTTCATCGGATTCAACCTCGGGTTGTTCATATGTTTCAACCTCGCCCACTACGGGTGCGAAGTATTGGGCTGCAACCTCTGGCTTCAAGTCATTGATGCCTTGGTAAGAACGAGTAAGCAGTTCATTATTAAGGACTTCACTTGCTTCCGTGTTCTTCCCCTGCACAATCAGATCAATAAGTTCAGATACTCTAGACATAACAATAGTGGGGTTACTCAGTTATTTAGCGCAGTTTTATTTCACACCTTTCATTAGTGCGGAGATATCCGTGTTCGGATCGCCGGAAAGGTCAAGATCACCATCCAGGAAACCACCCTCTTCAGGTGGAGCTTCACCCTCCATTCCTTCTTCAGGTGGAGCTTCACCTTCCATTCCTTCCTCGGGTGGAGCCTCTTCTGGTGGTGCGGGAATAATACCAACGTTACGCTCATAAGCAATCTGCTTATCGGTTTCCGCAATCTCACCGTCAGTCATGCCAAGGATCTTATGGCGCATTTCATACACAGAGAAATACTTACCCACATATGGTTCACACATCTGAACGGCTTGGAGCTTGTTCTGGAGGATCTCCAGGTCCTTCAGTTCGGAGAAGTGGTTGTCGTAAAGGAAGTCAAAGGTGATGTGTTCCTTAGCTTGCTCAAACTCCTTAGGTGAAAGGACACCTTTCAGGACCAACTGAGTCTTCAACATGTCCGAGAACATGAAGGAGAACTTCTTGCGCATGCGGCCGACGAACTTGGAGAACTTGACTTCGTCGCGCAGTGTGTCGTCAGACTTACCAATCTGGAAACCACCGTCACCGCCGGACATGCGACCGAAGGGAACGTTCAGAGACTTGTAAAGTTTCTCTTGGAAATATTGAAGGTCAGCCAGTTCTCCCAGGTTCTGACCACCGGGGAGTGTGGAGACTTCGGTGCCGCGGCCACCTTCACGGCGGGGGAGCCAATAGTCTTCCAGCATAGACATATGCTTCTTCTCGTCACGAATCTCACCAGTGTTCTGGTCGTAGGAGATCTTGGTGCGGTAGCGAGCCATAACGTCGCGGAGATAAGACTCAGCGCGTTGCTTGGGTAGATTACCGACGTCAATGTAGAAGAGGCGACGCTCAGGAGCGCGAGCCATTCGGTAGATAACGATGCTATCTTCCATCCAACGGAGTTGGTTCAGGGACTTGATAGCTTTGTTCAGGTAGGACAGGACCTGACCGTTGTTGCCATCGACGAGGCCGGAAGTGACGTAAGTGACAGCGTCTTTGGCAATCTTAACGGTTTGGTTGCTGTTGGGTGAATTAAGAGCGGAACCATAACCACCACCGTTGGGGGAACCACCCATGTAGTTCATCCCACGCTTATTATAGAGATAATATTCCTCAATCTGGGCAGGGGTGGATTGTGCGGTAGTACCAAATACCTTAGCGTCGCGGCTGGAGAAAGTCTTATTGGCGTTGGCAGTGTGGTTGGGCTGCTTATATTCACGAACTGGCTTAATCTTCAGAGCGTCAATATTACGGATATCAGTAATACCACGCTCGGGGTGAGCCAGGTCAATAACTTTATGGTAGAAAAGACGGCCGTCAATATACCAACGGCGGAACATTTCGTGAGACTTATTATTAAAGTCAAGCAGGTGAAGAATGTACGCAAACTCTTCGCGGATAATCGTCTTAATTCTGTCGGAGACATCCAGGTTGGAGAGGTCAATTGCGACAGGGGTGTCATTCGTATCAGAGACAATTGCCTCGTTTACGATATCTTCAATAGCACTATCCACTTCCGGGTGGAGAGCCATAGCGCGATATCTGCGAATAAGGTCATAGTCCTTAGTCGCACCCTGGTCCATGGTAATACCATAGCCGTATAAACCACCGGCAGCGACGGCGACACCGTCGTCACTATTAGGTGGTACTGGAGATGCCTTTTCTAAAGCACCTTCCTTCTCGGTGTCCTTATAGGAAAAACCGAATAGCTTGTTTTGTGAGGAGTTTGGATTCACTTTCGACCAACATAACTTACGTCCTGCTATATTTAGGCATAAAGAAGGGCCCCCTTTGGGGAGCCCAACTTCTCTACGATCAGGAGGAGTGTCAGATATTAGCTGATAATGTCAAGGCTTCTTCCGGTAAAGTCACGAGGGACAGAGGAAGCAGCAGGATCGCCACTAGCAGAAGCACTCCAGTACTGGACGGCAAAATTGACGTCATATTGTTCGATGGTGTCAGTTGCCTCGAAGTCGAGGGAAATTCCACCAACAACCTGAGGCCAGATTCCTTCGAAGGAATAAGCGCGGAGTTGTGAACCATCGCGGTCGAGCTGGCGAACGATAGCAGAAGCGTAGTACTGCTGAAGTTCAATAGCACCGAGAGCGTAGTTGTGGTTTTGGATCTTCTCAGACCACTTCTCCATGGCGGTGCGGAGACCGAAGGAGACGTCGTTGATGATAGTTACTTGCCAATCTTCGAAAGAACGATCGCCAGCAACTTTCAGCTTACGTCCACGGAAGGGGACAGCAATCTGACCGATGTTTGAAGCGGGAAGACCAGCGGCCTTGATGAGGAAAGTACCGTCGCGAGTCACTTCACCCAAATCAGGGGCGATAGCGTCAGGGAAAGTCAGCTCAACCTCAAACATGGTGGGGCGAACCCCACCACCTTGAAGGACCGCCTTAAAGTCTTCGATAGAACGTTGTGACATTTGTATTTACCTTAAGGTGATGGGTTCGTATCAGTTACCGCGGAAGAGAGCAACAGACTCGTCGAACGAAACGCCAGTCTTAGTGGCAATGAAGTTCAGCGAGATGAAGTTGACAGACTTCGTGGGCTTGACGTAGATGTCAGCAATAAACTCGTTACGGTCGATGACCTCGGGAGTGTTGTTGGTGGTATCACAAACAACGAGGAAGTCATACATACCGCGCTTAGCCTGAACATCACGCAGGAATGGGTTAACGTTGTTCTTGAACAGCGAACGAGTGGTCTCGTCGTTGAACTCAAACAGGGTCGTGCGGGAAATCTTAGCAATTTCCTTCTCAATGACCAGGAACAAACGACGAACGTTGATGCGGTCAAAGGCAGAGGAGTAACCCAGAGCAGTCTTGTCACCGAAGAGGATCGTGCCCTCACCGGGGAAGGTGACGATAGGGTTCACACGGTTGGTGTAAAGCTCGTCACGCTGCTTCTTGGAGGGGTTATAAGGCAGCTTAACTACGTTACGGATTTGTCCACGGGACAGGCCAGCTGGAGAGTACCAGGGCTCAGTGGTGAGCGCAGAGTTAACCAACAGACCGGCGATATCGCCGTTCAGAGGAATGTAACGATACTGATCGTTGAAGCGGTCGTAGGTATACTTATAACCAGAGTCGAGAACAGCATAAGAGCTGGAGCTCAGTTCGCGAGCCCACTCAACGACGGACTGAGTCACGTCAGTGGAGTTACGGCCGACGATCATGTACTTAGCGGGCGACAGGAAAGTCATACAATCCTTACGCTCTTCGCAGATAGAAATCAGGAAGTTGGCCTTAGCGACACTGTCATCCAAGTTACTCATACCAGGACCCTGCAGGATGTAATCCAGGTTAGGTAGGTTCTCGGTGGTCAGCATGTTGTAACCGTCCTGAAGTTCACCCAGAGAAGCGGTGTAGTTGTCGACACCACCAGCCATTATGTAGGACTTAACGGTGACATAAGCACAATTAACGCCGTCGCCAATTGTAGTACCAACATCGGCCAGGCCGTTGTTGATGGTAGCAACGTCGTCGACAGTTCCTTCCTGAGCTTCCAGAGTCTGGTTGGCGTAAAGGTAAGAGGAACGGTTGTTAATTACGTCGATGTAGTAGTTACGATCGCCTTCTTGGGTCTTAGCGTTAGCAAGCTTCGAAACACCGAAGTAGGTCTCAAGAGTGTTGCCCTTGGTGCCGGTGAAAGAACCGTCAGCATCATAGATGATGATGTTAAGTTCGTCGTTGGAAGCGCCACGCTCAATTGCGTTGGCGGAAGTTCCGGGGCGTGAGGCGAAGCGATACCAGGGAAGACCAGCAAAGGCAGTCTGTTCGGTATACCAGTCGCCAGTAGCTTGGACCTTAAATACCGCAATACCGTCAGTCAGGAGGTCATCCTCTTGGGGGGTGTAAACGTTAACCCAAACTTCTTGGGCTACAGACCAAGAGTAGCTATCGCCACTAGCAGTAGTCACCTTAACGTTGGAGGTGGGGGTGGAGGTCCAACCCTTGGTGATACCTTCAGCCAAGGTGTAAGTGTTAGGCACCCAGATGGTGTTGATGATGTCATAAACATCACCATAACCATAGAGCTTGTAGTAACCCTGATCTTCAAGATCGGTAGAAGCTGCGGTCTCGGTTACACCACCGTCCTTGGAGAGGGTGTTACCAACAGTAAAGCTGTTCTGAGTTACCAGAATCTGATAATATCCGTTAGATACGGAGATAACAAATCCCTCACCACCGTCAGCTACAGCACCACCAGCACCGTTATACTCGATGACACGGTCGCCAGTAACAATACCAGTGCCGTTATCGGTCGCAGCCAGTTTGATGTAGTTACCTACAATGGTACCGGTCTCAAGAGTGGTCTGGAAAGCGGTTGTGTCAGGAAGAGCAGAACCGTCAAATTCGTTAACGATTTCAGTGTTCTTCAGATTGACTTCGTAATCTGCACCGTGGTCAATTACAGCAACAGCAAGGCCGTTGCCCCAAGTGCCGGGATTCCTAACAACGAACTGACCAGGCAGCGAACCAGATTGGAACCAGTTCTCTTCGAAGTCGGTCTCGTTCTTGACATAAATGGCGTTGCCGCCGTTGTCGTCAGTTGCGTTACGCATGGTCTGCAGGTATTCACCTGAAGAGTCACCGACGGAGTCGTCGGTACGAATGACATAGCAAACTCCACCATACTCCAAGAAGTTGGAGACGGTGTACCAATACTCATAGTTTGAGTCGTTTGGATCACCAAAGATACGCTGGAACTCAGCTTCGGTGGTTACCAGTTGGAGTTCACCAACAGGACCACGAGCGAAAGGACCAGCGAAAGCGCCAATATTTGTAGTGATGGCATCACTTGTCCCACGTGTAAGGTCGACTTCATTTACGACGATACCTGGGGACGCGGTTTTGATAACCATTTTTAGCTCCCGAATATAGAGAATATTCACTTCTATTTAGACCGGGCGTCTTTTTGACCAGTTGCGGGAATAACTTATTCCAAATTAAGTTATGTTATTTTTCACCGAGAACCCAGACGAGCACTGTGTTTTTAATCCGTAGTGTGGATTTGTCTCATCATCTCCCCGACTTGGTGTTGGAGGACATGTATTTCCCTACTCAATCTATCAATTTCCTCTATTTTAGTAAGTCTGTCCATCACACACCCCAGGTGTGGCCACTTCCACCACCCCATTCCCAGTTGCCCATGGTCGTTCCATACTCGTCATAAACGTCTTTATGAACCTTGGTCCAGATGTCTCCGTCCTCAACAAACTGGTCCTCCTCACCGACACCAGTAATGAAACCAAATGGCGACATATCGGCTTCCAGACTATCCTTGTCCTTCTCATAGAGTTCCTTACGGATGTTCTGGTCAGTCATCTCCCGGAAGTAGTCCTGCTGAACAGCCCAAGCATAAATGACCATACACATAACGAGGTCATCGTGACACCCATCTTCAGCCTCAAAGGAACTACGACGCTCAATGAAGGTGGTGAGTTCGTTAATGATATGGAAGTCGT